GTGGCGAGAGAAATGGACCAGATGGGTTGTCTGGCCTTGAGTTGCAGATTCGAAAGGATTTGTGGCGATGATAGGTTAGGTGACTCATCCACTAGAGAACGTAAGATGCCGGCGGCTTCTTCTCTCTTTAGACTCACGGACCAAGAGCTTTGCAGCTTCTTGATCGCAGCGCTGTAACGGTGCTGCCCGCAGAGGTATTTAACCTTCTTCTGCAAGCGTGGTCTATTTAGGACGTAGCCGGTCTGTAGTGCCACCTCGAGCGTGCAATCCGTCTTTACTCTCTTATTGAGAGTACGGCGGATACGCGACGCGGGGATGGCCCTGTCCTTTAGGAAGATCGCTTGATTGCCATTGCAATCGTCAAGGACGATTCTCCTCTGATTCATAGCCTGGACCTCTGTTAAGAGGTCCCGTGCCGAGATTGAATCCGAGGAAGTCGTAGAGAGGTTGGTTACCTCCTCCTTGATGGCCTTCCTAAGGTCAGACCGGACCTGATCGTGGGCGTCTCTAATGGACAGCACGTGACGCTTATTGCTGAGCTCCTGCTTCATGTAGTGTCGACTCTCTCGGTCCTTAATGGACTTGAGGTAGTCGTCCTTCGTGCGCCAACAGGGCTCATTCAGTTGAATGGGACCTCGCTTGGCGAAGGAGATGACAGTTTTAAGCGTCGGCGTGCCGTAGCCCTGTCCTCCCATAGACAGGGGTCCAGGCAGGCCCGTAAGGGTTATTAAGCCGTGTGCGGTGGAACGCGCCAGTCTTCGGACTGGCTTGTTCCTAGCGCCCACGCCTGCCATGAGACGATCCACGATCGCGAGACGAGTCTTTGACTCGCCTTCGTCCAGAGTTTTGAAGCCGCTGGCCTCCGCTAGTCGCATAGAAGACGTCGATCGGGCTCTTGTTGCCGTAAACATCTCAATCTGCCTTTCGCAGAAGACCCCTCGGGGTCCTCGGAAGGATTTAGAGACGTTAGGCACGAGTCCGAGTGTCTGAAGTGAGTCTTCGTAGCGATCGCAAGTGTCGTTCTTCCACAGCCCGATGAGATCGTCACCGCACACGCGGAACGAGTTTCTCGTGGCTCCGGCCCGGTGAGCAGCAAATGCGTTTAATACGCATAGTGCCGCCCACCCTGGTCCGAGGCCCATGAGAGCTCCGCAGCGTGAGGTGAACTCTTCTCCTAGGTCAGGTACGTGTATAACGTACTCGTCTATCACTCGATCGATCATTGCATGAGCCCACTTCGGTGGGTTCGTGCAACGATCCATGATCTTGTGTAAGACGTACCTCACAAGAGGTACTGACATCGGGTCTGTGGACTTCGTCAAGTCTGCTGAGTAGAGTGCCAGACCCTCTCCGCTGCCCTTCAGTTCGATCTCCTTTCCTCTTAGGATGTCTCGCGTGAACCCCCATTTCTTCAGTGAAGGAATGAGGGCTCCCGTGAGTGTCCTTGCGAGGTAGGAGTCGACCGGGTCATGCACGGTGATCGTCCTGATCTTTCCTTCGGGAGAGATCAGGTTGGTCATCTTTGCAGGACCCTTGGGCTGCTTGTAGAGGGTGTGAAGCCACTCCTCATCAGACTTGAACGGATCGACATTTCGCAGTTCTTGTCTTCTGAGACTCCGCCCGATTTTGCCCTCGATGGAATCTCCCTGGACTTGGTAGGAATTGA